CATCCAGTGAGACGAATTTGTGCGGCGTCATCTTCGCATCTAGAGAGAGGATGGCGGATCTGGCCGGGTTCGCATCATTCATCCCATCAGCTCGACTCAAGCGCGTCGATCGCGCCATTGAATCTCTCGGTACGATGGTCCGATGGTGGCCGGAGAAGAGCATCCTGTTCATCCCAGGCTTCGCCATGATGCAGGCGGCCAATCCGAACATCTGGGTCGGAGCCATGAAGAACGCATCCAATCTGCCTGCATCGATCGCAATCACTGTACAGAAGTCGATCATGAGTGACTTCACGGAGTCTGTTGACCAGGAGCGATCATACTTCGCGTCAACCCTTGAAAAACTCTCAAAATTAACCGTTTCGAAACCGTTACCGAAACCGTTACCGAAACCGTTTCGAACGGTTCCCGAAACTCGCGCGCGCGTAACACGCCTGCCCGGGCGCACGCCTGGGCCTGCGCCCGAAACAGAGGTGACAGACGATACAGATGATCTCTCTCTATCTACCACTGAGGTTAACGAGAGAGAGCGAGGGGTGTGTTGATGAGAAGGGTTGCATCGTCATTCCCGATCCCTGCATCGGCCGGACTTGTATCAGGAGAGGAGCCTGAGATGTTCGACTGCAAGGTGCACGGGCAGCAGTTCGGAGATCACTGTGAGGTTTGCGACCTTGAGAGAGTGAGAATCGAGAGGATGATGTTCGCCAGGTGCGAGGCGATGGGACTGGCGCCGGCTTACCACTGCCTTCGATTCGACGGTTACTGGACGGATCTGGATGGCCAGCGCGAGGCACTGAGCTGTGCTCGGGAATTCCTCGCCGGCGACTTCCGAACGCTCATCTTCACAGGTGGCGCCGGTTCTCCAGGGTATGGAACAGGGAAGACGACGCTGGCCGCAACCATTCTGTATGAGGCTTATCGCCAGCGGCACATCGTCGGCCTCTACTCTCTGGCATCGAGGTTGTTCACCGAGCTGAAGGATGCGATCGATTGCAAGGCCGGTTCGACTCAGCAGATCAAGGACAGGTTTACCAGGTCGCCGATGCTGGTCATCGACGAGATCGCCACCGAGCCAATGACCGGATACGACAAGAAGACGCTATCCGACATCATGGCCGAGCGGATCGAGTTCGGCCGGCAGACGGTCATCATCACGAACCGCAGCAAGCAGGAGCTGGCGGCGAATCTTCACCCTCGAGTTCTCGATCGACTGAGAGGGTCATCGAGAAGCATGGTGTTCGACTGGCCATCGGCGAGAGGAGCACGGTGATGCTTCGTTTTCTCTCTGTTACTTTGTGTAAAATGGTAATGATGTTCTGTACTTACGTTCTTTCGGTAGGCATAAAACAGGGTCAACCGTTGGCACGTATCAAGGCGCGGTTACACCATCTCGCGTCCTTTCGTTTCTCGGGCAAGGAATTTCAAAAAATCGAAGTCGGAACCCTCGGAACGATTGCCCATAGATGGTGTCTAAGTGCATGTAATAACTATGCTTTATCGGTGTCCGGTGGTTCCACCGTGTATTCGGCACCCACCCCCCCGTCGAAAGCTCAGCCTGGCGATCCCACCCCCCTACACTATGTGGCTCCAAAATTTCGGGCCGATATCAGGATTTGGTTTTTGGGATGCTGCGCATGAAGGAGCTCATCTGGACACCGCAGCTGGCAAAGTCGTTCGCCGACTTCCACGTGATCACCAAGGGATGCAGCACCACTGCCGCCGAGAAGTACTGCCGCATTGCCGGCAAGTTTTTCGAATGGGCGTCCGGCAACGGGCTGCCGTTGACCCGCGACACCGTCGAGGAGTGGATGAAGCACCTGGCGATCAACTGCAACAATCGTTCGAACGCCACGCGCGCCAGTCGCCTTTCGTCGCTTCGCTCGGTTTGCTCATGGCTGGTCGACAAGGGACACATTCCATCGAACCCATGCGATGGCGTTCCGACTCCGAAGTTCAGCCGCAAGTCGGCGCAGAAGTTCAGCCCGGCCGAGCTGATGTCGCTTTTTACCGGCGCCGACAATCCCACCGACTCCGAATTCCGCGATCGCTGCATTCTGATGCTGTTCTACGCCACAGGCCTGCGCCGCAATGAGATGGCGAACCTGACACTCGATCGCATCACCTTCGGCGCCCGCACCGGCCGCCTGCATGTGATCGGCAAGGGTGCGAAGCATCGCGTTGTTCCGTTCGAAGGCCCGATCGTTCCGCTGCTGAAGACATGGCTGCTGATCCGGCAAAAGTATGCCGCCCCGTCATGCACTCACATTTTCATTGCGCTGCACGGCAACCGTCACGGCAGCGCCGGTCGCGGCCTGGGCAACTCCGGCCTTCATTTCGTGATCAAGCGAGTCGCTGCGCGCGTTGGCCTTCCTGATCAGAACGTATTTTTGCACAAGCTGCGCAGCACCTACGCCACCGACCTGTACGACGCCGGCATCCATGTCGGCGAGATCCGCATTTTGATGGGCCACGCCAAAGAGGAGACCACATGGGGTTACATTGCCATCTCGGAGCGCCACCTGCAGAAGGCACGCATCCCGTCCAGTCGCTGGAAGCAGCTCGGAGTCAGCTCATGAGCCTTTCGGTGGATGCGCTGCAGGAGCTTCTCGATCGCGCCGACGTGAACGACGAACTGGTCCTGTTCGGCCAGCAGGAGGGTGCGAAAGCATTGCGCTCGCTACTCATCATCATGGGTGGGACGACAGGGTGCGAGACCTACATCCCGTCGCTGAAAAACTTCATGAAAAAGCTGCGCAATATCGAGAGAGATATCGCCATCTGCCAGCAATACACCGGAACCAACTCTCTGGATCTGGCCGAGCTGTACGGGATCTCCGCCAGCCGTGTCCGCCAGATCGTGTTGAATCAGAAAGTTGCAAGGGAGGTGCAGTGATGCCGCGAAAGAAGGGAGCGCCGCTGAGCGACAAGGAGCTGGCACAGCGCCAGACCGCACTGAAAAAAGCGCACAAGAATGCCACCGGCCCCGTCACCCAGAAAGGCAAGCAGAAAAGCGCCATGAACGCATGGAAGCATGGCCAGACCGCTATATCCGTCCGCTCATCGATGGTCGGCAAACCGTGCCGATCCACATGCCCGAAGTATGACGGATGCGTGTTCATCAAGGCGGAGAAAACATCGCCTGGCGGCAAGTGCCTGGACGTGGCCGACTGGGATTCGATCGAGGAGGCGGCCGACGCCATTGTCGAAGCGCAACAGGGCAACCCGGACAAGCTCCGCGGCATGGCCGCCATGCTGATGGGTATGAACGTCTCGATGCTGCAGCAGATCTTCGTCGACATTCAGGCGCGCGGCATGTGGATCAGCCAGGACATCATCAACGCCGAAGGCGAGCTGGTCGGCACCAAGGATATGGAGAACCCGCAGATCCACACCATGATCAAGATGATGGAGAAGCTGGGCATAAATCTGCAGGAGTTTCTCGCCACGCCTCAGTCGCAGGCCAAGGTGCAGCAGGAGGATGAGGCGCAGCAGACCGCTGCCGAGTTCACCCGCCAGCTGGCACGCGTGCTGCCGAAGGAGATGCAGGTTCCGGCCTTCGACGAGTCCGAGATCATGGATGCGGAAATTGTCGACCGCGGCGAATGAGAGTCGTTCTGTCGGATCTCGATCCGGAGCAGAAGCAGAAGGCTTGGGCTGCGATCAAGCGCGATGCGCCGGCACTGGCCGAATTCATGTGCAGCGACACCTATGCGCTGATGCGCGACCGGCTCGGGATGAGCGTGGTGATCGAAGTCGAGGATGGAAAGGTGGTGAGAAATGATTAAACACCCTGTCATGCGATACCACGGTGCGAAGTTCCGGTTTGCTCCGTGGGTGATGTCGTTTTTTCCGCCACACACCAGATACGTCGAGTCGTTAGGAGGAGCTGCAGGCATCCTGATTCAGAAGCAAAAAATCAGCGCTGAGGTCTACAACGACCTGGACGGCTCGATCGTGAATGTGTTTCGCGTGCTGCAGTGTGCGAAGAGTCGCGAGAAGCTAATCGACCGGATCACTCACACACCATATGCGAGAGCTGAGTTTGAGTTGGCATTCGAAGCAACAGATGACCCGGTTGAAATGGCCGCACGGACACTTGTTGCCGCCCAGATGGGCTTCGGGTCTGCAGGCGCGACCAAAGGGAAAACAGGTTTCCGTGTCGATTCACGGAGGAAATACGGACTGGCAAGCCATTTATGGGCGACATATCCAAATGATATAGCTCTGTTTGGTGAGCGGTTTGCAGGTGTCATCATTGAGAACAGAAAGGCGATCGATGTGATCATGCAGCATGACGATGCCGACACGCTTCAGCTTGTAGATCCACCATATCTTCCAGAAACAAGGTCATTCCATCGTGCCGGATGCAAGTATTACGCACACGAAATGACAATCGACGACCATGTTGAATTGCTGGAGTCGCTAGAACATGTCGAAAGTTCCGTAGTTCTGTGTGGATATCCGTCGAAGTTGTACAAAGAGATGCTAACCGGATGGACAATGCATTCGACGAAGGCTCGCATTTCATCAAACCGTGGAACAGCAACGAAAACAGAGTGCGTCTGGTTGAATCCGCGCTGCGCTGAAGCGCAACGGCAGCAGCGGCTTATCGCATGATGAGCATCCGCGATGGAGAGGTGCTGGACAGCAACGACATCCGGATCGTGGTCCGCGGGCATTTCACAGCGGAGGAGATGCAGCGGCTCACAGGCAAGGTCGGTTTTGCCAAGCGCACCTGGTGGCGGCATGCCTACACCCCGCTCCGGCAGCGTCAGTTGATCCCCGTCCGGCGTAGCCGATTCGTCGAGGCCCGCAAGCCCGGGCGTGGTGCCTTCGCCGTCACAGTTTTAGTCATCAGGAGAGAATCATGACCCTTCCATATTCAAGCGCCACGAGTGGGCAGAGAGCTATCGACGACATCCAAAAAGTGTTGCGTGGTTTCGGGTGCAACAAATTCGGACACATGATGGATTTCGATAAAAAAGAGTTACTGGTGCAGTTCGAGTATAAAGGCAGACAGGTCTCGGTGTCCGCCAGTATGTCTGGGTATGCAGCAGCGTGGTTGAAGGAAAATCCGTACACCCCGCGCCGAAAAGGATCAAAACAAGACCACGAACTGAAGGCGATGGATATCGCATCAGTGGCCGTTTATTCAATCCTGCGAGACTGGCTGAAAGGCCAGATCACAGCAGTCGAGATCGGCATGCTCTCGTTCGAGGGAGCATTCCTTGGCCAGATCATGCTGCCATCAGGCAATACAATTTTGCAGGAGGTCTCCGAACGGAAAATGCTGCCTGCTATCGAAGGAGGTAAGTGATGCAGATTGAACACGTCGAAATCAGCAGGCTGAACCCTGCACCATACAACCCGCGGCACATCAGCGACGAGATGCTGGCCAAGCTCTCTGCCGGCCTCGACGAGTTCGGGTTCGTGCAGCCGGTGGTAGCCAACCGGCGCACCGGTACCGTGGTCGGCGGTCACCAGCGCATCAAGGCGGCCGAGAAGCGTGGCGACACCACCGTGCCGGTGTTCTGGGTCGATCTGGACGAAGGCAGGGAGAAGGCGCTCAATCTCGCGCTGAACAAGATCTCCGGCGAGTGGGATGACGAGATGCTCATGCGCTTGCTGGCCGAGATGGACGACGCGGATTTGCAGCTGACCGGCTTCCTGGATGACGAGCTTGCCGAAATGATGGCGCAGTTCGAAGCCGCCAATGCCGACTTCTACACCGATGAGGATGATGTTCCGCCTGTCGAGCCGGAGTGCGTCAGTCGCCCTGGCGATATCTGGATCCTCGGCAATCACCGGCTGATGTGCGGCGACTCCACCCGCATCGATCAGATGGAGCAGCTCACCGATGGCCACTCTGTCGACATGGTGTTCACGGATCCGCCGTACAACGTCGACTACGAGGGCGCGGCCGGCAAGATCAAGAACGACTCAATGGCCGATGCCGAGTTCCGCCAGCTGCTGCTCGATATGTTCACCGCGGCCCATGCCGTGATGGCTCCAGGCGCGCCGATCTATGTGGCCCATGCCGATGGCGGCGAGATCGGACTGTCGTTCCGCACCAGCTTTCTTTCCGCAGGATTCAAGCTGGCCGCCTGCCTGATCTGGAAGAAGAACCAGTTCACCCTCTCCCGCTCCGACTACCAGTGGATCCACGAGCCGATCCTCTACGGCTGGAAACAGGGCGCAGCTCACAAGTGGTATGGCGGCCGGGCCCAGACATCGATCGCACAGGTTGATGGCAGCCGTTTCTGCCGGACCGGTGAGAACGAGTGGAGCATCCAGTCCGGAGACGAGATTCTGCGCATCACCGGCGACAACATCATGGTCGAGGTGACCGCCTCAACCATCACCAGCGAAGACAAGCCGAAGAAGAGCGAGCTACACCCGACGATGAAGCCGGTTCGCCTGGTCGAGCGGTTCATCGAGAATAGCTCACGCGCTTCGCAGAAGGTGCTCGATATTTGTGGCGGATCCGGCAGCACGCTGATCGCCTGCGAGAAGTCCGGGCGTCATGCCCGGGTGATGGAGCTGGATGAGAAGTTTGCCGATGTGATCATCCGCCGCTGGCAGCAGTTCACCCGATGCCAGGCAAAGCATATCGATGGTCGTCTGTTCGACGAGATTCAATCCTATGTTCGCGAGAGTGAGGTGGTCGATTGATCAGCCGAGTGTGTTTTTCGCCATCTTCAGCAGGTAATTGCGGGCAGCTTTATGGATGCTTCCGTCCGGGAAGATCAGCCCGTGCCGTCGCAGCTGCGAGATGAGCGTTTGCGCCCGTTGCGGCTGGTACATGGTGGCGTCGGCGATTTCGCGGATGACCGCCTCCGGCAATCGCGCCGGCCACAGCGCATCGAGAGATTCCGCCTGGTCCGGTATCTCAATCATGCCTGTGATCAGTCGCCAGCTCGCACACACCTTCGCCGTGCTCGAGTTATCAAGAATGATGACCGAGAGCATGGCATCGGTGCTGTTGCGGGCATCCTCGATGATGTCGGCCGCTTTCCTCATGTTTTTCACCCACAGAGCGAATCGCCCCGGGAGGTTTATAGCACGTGAACAAGCGTAAATCGAGCCAGCTGGTCAACTACACCGACCTGATGCGCAAGAGCATCGAATCGACGCTCCGGCGGCAGCAGCGGTTCATCAATGCCTTCGGCGAGCTGGTCACCGCCCCGGACGGCCTGCACATCGAGGGGCTGCTGCGCGGAGACTACTACGGCACGGATGGCAAGCAGCTCAACATCGAGCACTACGCATCCTTGCTCACCAACTCCCGCCCTCATCTCTGGGCGAACATGAATCTGATCGAGCCGGACACCATGCAGCCCTACGAGTTCTGGCGCTACCAGCTGGCCAGCGTCAACTATCGTTCGGGCGATTACCAGCACAAGGATGGTGCCGAGGTCGGAAAGACCCGCGAGATCATCACCAAGCTGCTGTGGAGCTCGTCCACCCTGCACAATCTCGAGCTGCTCGATGTGCACGGGCAACCAATGCGCCGTGTCGAGTCGATCGTCGGCGCGCCGTTGCAGGGTCATCTCACCGACATCATCGATGCCATCTGCGAACAGATCGAGCTGCGCACGCATCTGCAGGCGATGTGCGCGAAGGGGTGGCACCAGAAAGCGCCCTACCACAAGATGACCTTCACCCATGGCGATGGCCGCGCCATCATCCACTTTCGCCCGGGCGGCATCAGCGGCGCCTCATTCCGCGGTATCCACGTCAATGCGCTCGGCCTGCTCGAGGAGGCGGCGCTGCTGAAATCGCCGAAGCACTGGAGCGAGTTCCGGCGTGCGCTGAAGCCGACGGCAGTCTGGGGCACCTACTCGGTGCCGGACGGCGATCGCGACTGCGAGTTCTACCGCCGCAACAACGATTCCATGCCGTGGGAGGAGTTCGTCAAGCGCTACCCGCAGGGATTCACCGGCAACAAGAAGCCGCCGCGCGTGCTGTTCAACTGGCCGAAGACGCTGATGCCTGAGCCGTTCTGGTCGGACGATCGCCACCGCGAATTCGTGAAGGATTTCGGCGGTGAGGATTCACCCGGCTACCAGCAGAACGTGCTCGGCCGCGATGGCGACCGTGCCAACTGTGTATTCCCCTATGCCACGCTGGCCGCCTGCCTGGTCAACATTGTCGAGTATCGCCGACTCAAGATCGTCGCCAACCGCAGCGACAAGGAGATATCCATCGAGCTGTGCGACTTCGAGCAGATTGAGGGCGGTGATGGCCGTGAGCGGATCATCTTCGAGCGCACCGAGCCGGTACCGGACTGGGATGGCCACGAAGCATGGCGCGATATTGCCGAGCGGATCATCTTCGAGGCCTTCGGCCATATCAGGGGTGGCGATCACTGGGCCGGCGGCGACCTGGGCGAGTCGCAGGACCCGACCGAGCTGATCGTTGCCGAGAAGCGCGGCGGCATCATGCGCCGCCACACCCGCATTCAGCTGAAGGGTGTCGACTACCACATGCAGGCCGAATTTCTCACCGCGCTCGATCACCTGATCGACCCGCATGCCGAGCGCCCGTGCTGGGGTGTGGACGAGGGCAACGCCGGCCGCGTCGTCATCGGGATGCTGCACAAGGAGGATCGATTCCGCGATCGCGACTTCGAGAACCGGATCATGCCGATCCAGTTCGGTTCCGCCTTCGATGCCGTGGATCTGGATGGCGAGCAGATCCTCGATCGGAAGAGCGACAAGCCGCTCCGCTGCAACGGCAAGGAGCTCGGCTCCGATCTGCTGTTGCAGGCGATGCAGCGCCGCCTCGGCCAGTACCCGCTCGATCCGGAGCTGGTGAACATCTACACCTCGCAGGTCTATCGTCAGGGCCCCCGGTGGAAGAGCTACCCGAACAAGAACGACCATCCGGTCGATGCCGACCGCGCCATGATGATCAATCGCATTCTCTCCGACTCCATCGGCGGCCATGATGCTTTTGCCTGTGGGTCACATCAGCGCTAATCAGCGCTTGACATTGGGCCGAATCAGGCCCATACTTAGCGCATGGCAGGGCGCTTGGCCCGCCAAAACCTGAAAAAGAGGATTTGATCATGAAAACATTTGAAGAAAAACTTAAAGCATTTTCAGCAGCGACCGGCAATGAGCTCTACGATGCTGATGAAGGATTCGAGGAGTGGTTGGTTGAAGCTGTTGAAACCAACGAGTCTATCGACGATTTCAAGGCGGCGAGAAAGGGGTGGAATGAAGCCGGCATCTTTGCCGGTGAAGGCGAGATCGCTGGATTTCCTTTCATCTCGTGGACACGTTGCCAGGCCATGAAGGGACAGACTCGCAGAGATGTGTCTGTTGTTGATTTTGGCGACCGCCGGATCGTTCTTGATGCTGATCTGTCGGTGTTCTGATGGGGGGTGTATGACATTTACCGAACTGGAGGCGCTGCGCCGCCTCCTTTTCTTTTCCGTTCCGGCAGCTGCAGAGCATGTCGGACGATGCGACGTGCGTAGCTGGCGCAAGTGGGAGTCTGGCGACCGGCGGGTGCCTGACGATGTTGCAGCAAAGATCGAGGCGCTGATCGACTGGCGCAATCGGGCACTAGAGGCCATGAGTGATGCGATAGGTGGCGATGATGTTGCCGTGATATGGTATCGCTCCACCGATGACTGGATGACCATGCCCGGTCGCGACCCTGCGCTGTATGCCCCGCACTGCTCAGTGGTGGCCGAGGCCGTCACGATGGGGGCGCGTCTGGTGCCGTTCGATTCAGATGTCTATTTCCGCTGGCTCGGCGGTCAGCCGGATAGCGAAGCCAAGCGCGCCGCATGGGCGGCGGCTCAGGCGATTTGAACCACAGAGACACAAAGGCACAGGGAAAACAAACACTGAGCCATTGATCTTCTTTGAGTCTCCGTGCTTTGGTGGTTAGATATTGCCCGTTAGCGTTTTCCTAACAATTAACACCCTGATCTGATTCGCTGCGCTCCCATGCAAGGGATTCGCGCGCAACATTCCCGTTTTATCGCATGGGCCGCACCGTGAAGGTGCTCGGGTTTAACATTTCACGCGCCAGCGCCAAATCGACCAGCGATGTCGAGCCGAGACAGGCGGCCGGACAGGGAATCTACTCTCCCATCTTCAACAGGTTGCAGCCTCGCATCGTCGCCCCCGGTCTGTATGAAGCGCTCCGCGAAGCCATCCCCGTACTCGATGCCGCCATTGACCGCCTCAATACCATCGACGGAACTCCGGTCATCGTCGGTGAGGATGAGCGTATCGTCGCTGCCGCCAATGAGTGGGCCGAGAATGTCAGGGTCAACGACATCCAGCGCGGACTGCCGGCTTTCTCGATGGCATGGCGCAACGAGGTGCACGAGCAGGGATTCGGCATAGGCGAGTATCTCGAAAGCAGCGACGGCCGTGATATCGAGCGCCTGCGCGTGGCCGACTCGAAAGGCATCGCCTTCAGCCGGGAAGAATCCGGCGAGCTTGGCTGGTGGTACAACCCGTCCACGCCGCTCCGCCACCGTATCCATAACACCGGCAAGGAGTCGGTGCAGGCGCTGCTGGAGGATCGTGCTTCGGCCAATATTGCAACATCCGTACTGACAGGAGGCAGCGCCACATACAAACGCGTCGATCCGATCAATAAGGTTTACCTTGCGTACCGCACCGAGAACGGCGATCCGTATGGCGTGTCGCTGCTGCGCTCCATGCCGTTCGTTGCCAAGATCCTGCTCACCATCGAGAACAGCATCGGCAACACCTTCGAGCGCTTCGGAGATCCGGACTACCACGTAAGCTACAAGGCATCTTCAAGGATTGGCGGAGAAGAGCTGGAGAAACGCCGCCAGAAGATCGCCACAGATTTCACTTCTGCTATCACCGCCAAGCGCAATGGTCAGTCGGCCGACTTCGTCACAGCCGTCGACAAGGACAGCGACATGACCGTGCAGATCATCGGCGCCAACGGCCAGGTGATCGAGGTGGAGATGCCTGCTCGGCACGTGCTCGAGCAGATCGTCGCCAAGACCGGTCTGCCGCCGTGGGTGCTCGGCCTGATCTGGGGAACGTCCGAGCGCCTGGCCAAGTTCCAGAGCGAGATGCTCAGGCAGGAGAGCGATACCCGCACCGAGTTCGAACGCCTCGAGCTGGAGCGCATCGTCGCCGCAATGCTCCGCTCCCGCGGTTATACCTGGTCGAACGAGACAATCGAGATCGAACGAAACGGCCACAAGCGGCGCGTGCGCAAAGCATGGCGTGTCGAATTCATCAAGCCGAACCTCTCCGACATGGAGGCGCAGGCACGCGCCAACTTCATGAATGCACAGGCCGAGTCAGTGCGGGCCGGGAACGGTGTGACGCAGCCTGTATCCATCGATCAGAAAAGCGAAGAAGGAACACCGTCGAACGTCATAACTTTCCATCCTGCAGGCCATGTCGCACGTGCATCAATGCACAAGGCAAGGAACCTTGAAAAGCGTCCGATCGACAATCCGGCGCTCGATCGTATCGAGAACGATGC